GGGGTATTCCCTATGCTCCACCATGTCAATTTAGAAAATGTAGGCAAAGTGGAAGTTGTTTAAATCCCGAAAAATTCGCGCGCGTTTTCTTCCGTCGTTCGCGCGAGCTCTTCGTATGAAACGCCAAAAATCTCAGCGGCAAACTCAGCCGTTTCCCGCAAAAACGCTGGTTCATTGCGTTGTCCGCGATGTTTTTTCGGAGCGAGATACGGGCAGTCTGTCTCAATCACCAAGCGCGACAATCCTTGTTCTAGCGCGGCGCGGCGTGTGTTTTCTGCATTTTTGTAAGTCAGTGTTCCAGTGAAAGAAGCTCGTCCGCCACGTGCGTTGATTTCTCGAATTTCTTTGGCATCTTCGGAAAAACAATGAAACACAATACGTCGCCAATCCACTCCTGACGCATCGATTTCTTCAACCGCCTCGCGGAAAGCATCGCGTGCGTGAACGACAATCGGCAATCCCAGCGTTTTCGCCCAATTCAGCTGAGCCGAAAAAGCCGCGCGTTGCCGTGAACGTTGGTGCGATGCTTCTTCTGAATCTTTCGAAAGCCAATGGTTGTCCAAACCTATTTCGCCGACGGCGACAGGTTGCGGCGTCATTTCAAAAAAATTTTCGATGCTCGAAAGCTGCTCTTCAAAATTTTCAGAAACTTCCGTCGGATGCAGTCCTGCCGCGTAAAAAATTTTTCGCGGAAACGCCTGCGCGAGCTTGTTGTAAATCGAGCAATCGTCGGGATTCGTTCCCGCCGTGATGAATTGTCGAACGCCCGCAGATTCTGCACGAGAAATGATTTCCGCGAGCGTTCCATCTCTGAAAAATGTGTCTAAATGGCAATGACTATCAATCATTTTTTTCATTCCTCGGATTCATCGCTGGAATCTTCGGTTAAGTGCACTTCGTCGGAATCGTCTGCAGAATCGCTGTCATCTTTTTCTTCGGAGAATGTTTCTTCAAAAAAAGCTTCATCCTCGGCTACGTTTTCGACCGAAGCGGCGGGCGTTGAGTGAACTGTTCTCGGGTCGTCAGGAATCCGAGGACGAATCGTCGCGGGAACAGGCGATTGCCTTTTTTCTGCGTATTTTTCGTCAAACAAAGACAAAATGCTATCGCGATAAATTTCACAACGCGGATCGCCAGACCACATAACATAAGCGAACGCGATGATGTCTGCGACACAAAGCACAATTAACAAAATCAAGAGCGCGGGAACGCTCCGTTTTTTTCGTGGAACCGTTGGCGCGGGAGAATTTTCTTCAAGAAAATTTTCTTCTGTGGAATTTTCTTCAAACGAAGCTTCTTGTTCGGGAATGATTTCAGGAGAAACTTCTACACTGGACGCAACTTCTGGCTCTTCTACGGGAACGCCCGCTTCGTTCACAGGATTGGTCTTTGCCTCTGGCTCAGCGACGACTTCTTCCGCCGAATTTTGCGTCGTGGGATACGTTTGTGCTCCCGTTTCAGAATCGATTTGAACGGCTGGAACGCCGCCTTGTTGTGCGAAATATTCATCGACGGATTGCTCGTACGCGTTCATTTGCCGAACGTATTCTTCCTGCGCCCGCCACGCCGCCAGCAACTGGTCTCGTTGTGCGCGAAGTGCCATGATTTGTTGTTCGTAAACGCGTTGTGCGAATGCGGCGGCTTGCGCTTGAATTTCTTCGTCAGAAAGAACGCCTTCGGGCATCGAAGACGGGCTTTGTGTGCTTGATTCGGGATATTGCTGAGCCATGGGTCGTGGCGGGGTTCTCTTTCATAAAAAAAAGAATGTCTCTTTTTTGCGATGCCAAAAATTTTAAATCGACCAACGCGCGAACTGTCATTTTCGCGGTTAACTTTTTGAAGAAATCGCAGTAGCGTTGCGTCGATGAAAGCACTTGTCACAGGCGCAAGCGAAGGTATCGGGCGAGAAATTGCAAACGTTCTCGCAGAACGAGGTTGCGAGCTTATTCTTTGTTCCCGCAACGAGAAAAAACTGTCGGAGTTTGCACAAAAATTATCCGCCCCCGCCAAAGTCTTCGCACTCGATCTTTCCTGCGAGAAAAATTGTTTCGCACTTTATGACGCAGTGAAAGGCGACGGTGTCGATATTCTCGTCAACAACGCGGGCTTTGGAATTTTCGGAAATTTTTGCGAAACTCCACTCGAAGAACAGCTCAATCTTATCGACTTGAACGTTCGCGCGGTTCAAACACTCATGGCTCTTTTTCTAAAAGATTTTCGCGCTCGCGGGAACGGCTTTGTGCTAAACGTTTCTTCCGTCGCTGGATTTTTTGCAGGGCCGATGATGGCTTCTTACTATGCGTCAAAAAACTACGTCACGCGTTTGAGCGAAGCGGTCGCGGAAGAATTGCGGCGGGAACGCTCAAACGTAAAAATTTCCGTGCTTTGTCCTGGTCCTGTTAAAACAGGATTTAACGCTCGCGCTGGCGTAAAATTTAATCTTCGTAGCTCAGATGCTCGAGCAACAGCGATTGCCGCCGTGAATGGAATGTTTGCTGGGAAATTGCTCATCACGCCGTCGTTGGGATTTCGGACGCTCGTTTTTCTTTCGCGCTTTTTGCCACGCGAATTTGTCACGAAAATTGTTTGGCGATTGCAGAGCAAAAAAGGTATTTCGCGGTAAAAGCAGACGCGTTTTTGCCTGAGATATTCGTTTTTTTTGCGTTTACAAGCCACACCTCGAATAGCAAAATTGCCACTCCTTTTTTTACAGCGTGAACGCGGTGTTTGCGCGGAAAGGAAACAACCATCAACCCTGCGGGAACGCGAGTTTTCGCAGGCACAGGAAAAAATAAAATATGTCATCCGTAATGGAAAAGCTGCTTGCGGAAAGCGGTTTTGGAACACTCACGCCGGGTTCGATTATTAAAGGCACGGTCATCGAAATCCGTCAAAACGATGTCGTCGTTGACATCGGCGGGAAATCAGAAGGGGTCGTTCCCGCGAACGAATTTGCCGACATTTCTGAAATTCAGATCGGCGACGAGATTGAGGTCTATCTCGAAAAAACCGAAGACCGCAATGGTGCGCCCGTCATTTCTTACGACAAAGCGCAGCAGAAAAAGAATTGGGACACCATCGTCGCCGAATGCAAAGAAGGCTCGATTCTCCCAGGTCGCGTGAAAGCGAAAGTCAAAGGCGGGCTTATCGTTTCGATGGGCATCGATGCCTTTCTTCCCGCTTCGCAAATCGACGTTCAGCCTCCGAAAAATCTCGATCAATACATCGGGCAAACTTACGACTTCAAGGTTCTCAAAATTAACCTCGAACGCAAAAATATCGTCATTTCCCGCCGCGAACTCATCGAAGAACAACGCAACGAAAAACGTCGTGCTCTTCTCGAAGAAATCAAGCCTGGCGACATTCGCCGTGGCATCGTGAAAAATCTCACCGATTACGGCGCATTTATCGATTTGGACGGACTCGACGGCTTGCTCCACATCACCGACATGAGCTGGGGTCGCATTTCTCACCCGAAGGAAGTTCTTTCCGTTGGAGAAGAAATCAACGTGATGATTATCGAAGTAGATCGCGAACGCGAACGCGTTTCTCTCGGACTCAAACAATGCACGCAGAATCCGTGGGAATCGATTGAGAAAAAATATCCCGTCGGCACAAAAGTTCACGGGAAAGTCGTCAACCTCGTCCAATACGGCGCATTTATCGAAATTGAGCAAGGCGTCGAAGGTCTCGTTCACGTCACAGAACTTTCGTGGACAAAACGCATCTCGAAACCGGGCGACGTTCTTAAAATCGGTCAAGAAGTTGATGCCGTCATTCTCGGAATCAACAAAGACGAGCAGAAAATTTCGCTCGGTATCCGCCAACTCGAACCGAACCCGTGGGATATGGTTCGCCACAACTATCCAGTGGGCGCACGCGTTCACGGGAAAGTTCGCAACCTCACAACCTTTGGCGCATTCGTTGAACTCGAAGAAGGTATCGACGGTATGGTTCACGTTTCCGACATGAGCTGGACGCGTCGCATCAGCCACCCGAGCGAAATGCTCAAAAAAGGCGACGAAGTTGAAGCCATCGTTCTCGATGTCGACGTCGATCAACAACGCATCGCGCTTGGCATGAAACAAACACAAGACGATCCGTGGACGAATATCGACCGCAAAATCCACATCGGCGACATCGTTTCTGGCAAAGTCACGAAAATCACGAACTACGGCGCATTCGTCGAACTCGAAGATGCAATCGACGGACTCGTTCACATTTCGCAAATCGGCGAAGAACACGTGGACAAAATCAAAGACGTGCTCAAAGTTGGCGACGAAGTCACTGCTCGCGTTATCAAAATCGACAAGGACGACCGCCGCGTCAGCCTTTCGATTAAAGCAGCGAATTACGATGCAGCACAGCTTCAAGCGGAAATCCGTGCCTACGACCGACTTCGCGGGAACGCCTCTGGCGAACGCGGGAACAACGCCTCTTCGACGGGTTCGTCGAGCAACGACAAGAACTTCGGCTCGCTCGGCGACATCCTCGACAAAGCCTCGTTCTAAATTCGGATTTTTTAATTCCAAAACAGCGTTCCCGTGGAGAAATCTGCGGGAACGTTTTTTTTGTGCACCAATCCTTGCATTTTATTTTTGAATTTTGGGGGAGATGAGTGAGGTGAGAATGGGCGAAAGGCTGTGCGTGGAAATGTTTTTTTGCAAGGTTTTTTTCGCGATTTTACAAAGTGGCTTTGCATGGGGCGCGGAGATGCTCAATGCGATGAGAAGATGCTTGTTGATTTCGCAAGTGCGTGATTCGTGGTGTGGCAAAGATTTTTGTGGGGCGTTTTTAAAAATGGTGGTAGCGACATGGTACCAGTGCGTCTTTACACTTTACCGCACGCTGATATGGAAGAGAGAGTTTGTTTTCTCTTTGTGTTTAAATTTTAAATACAAAAATATTTTGTGAGGAATTGAGCGCGTTTTTGTATTTTAATAAAAAAATACGTTTTTTCTGTAATTAAGTTTTAATTACACAGTTTGCGATGTGTGGATTAGTGTTTTTCGGTAGGCGCGGAGCGTTGCGGAAAGTTTTTTCAGAAAAGAGTCTACGCCGCATTCGTAGCGCATTTCTGTTTCGGCGAGCCAGTGTGTTAGATGGTATCGCCAGCCGCCGTTGAAGCGGGCAAGGTGGCGTTTTAACTGAGACCAGACGCTTTCGATTAGGTTGGTGCACGCGCCTGTGGTTTTGTTTTTCCACTCGCGTTGATGGCAGACAGTGTGGTGCGTGAAGCCGTGATCGGGAAGCGCATTGTAGGCGGGGAACTGGTCGGTGTGAACGGTGCTTCCGCGAGAGACGTTTTCTGCGATGAATCCACAGAGTGTTTCGGAATTGATGCTGTCGATGGCAGATAGGCGGACTCGGCGAGTGCCTGTTTGTGGATCGCGCTGGGCGATGCCTGCGATGCAAAATTTTCCGTCGAGAGAACGCCCGCGAAAACGGAATTTTTTGCCGTATGGATTTTTTCTCGGTGCGCCGCGAAGGTAGCATTCGTCGGCTTGGACGGTTCCCGTGAACGGTGAAATTGCGCGTCGATGCCAGAGGATTGCGTTTCTGAAAATGCGGAAAATTCGCAGTGCGGTTTTTTTATCAACGCGAGTTGCACGAGCTGTGGCGCAGCCAGAAACGCCGTTTGCGAAAAATTTTAAAAGTGTTCTTTGTTTTTCGACGCTAAGCCGACAACGGTGGATAAGTTGACCTCGTTTTCTCATGGCGAGACGGGAAAAGGTTTTTAATGAACACAGGCAAAAGCTGACGTGCGGTGGCGAGAGGCTCTGTGGCGAGTTTGTTTTTTCCGTGGCTGTTCTTGCAAACTGCGTAAAAACTTTGCCCCCCGTGCCGACCGCAGAATGGGGCGCGGAAGAACCTATACGGGGGGGGGTATTGGGTTGTGTGATTTTTTTTGAAAAAGGTGTGTTGGCGGGGTGCGGGGCGAGACTGGAGTGTTTGGGAAAAGGTGTTGCGGGTGTGTGGTTTAAAGGTTGGAATGCTTTTTTTCAAAATTTAATGCATGAAAGGTTTTAGAATGATGACGCGTGGAATTTTGTTTGTTTGTGTGGTGTTGGTGGCTGGTGTTGTGTCGGTCGGGAGCGGTTGTGTTTCGAGTGCTGGCGAGCCGAAGGATTTTCGTGACGGAGACTCGGAGATGGTGGCGCGGACGGAAAAGAATCGGCGGTTTGATCCGAACAAGAGCACTGCTCGCCGTCAGACAAACAAGCTTATCCCTGTGAATTTAATTCGGCAAGCAGATAGAGAGCGCACGGTTCGCGAGACGGCAGACGAAGCGGAGCGTATCCAGCAGGAACGGGAAAAAGCAAACAGCTCGTCGCGGTAATGTGTGCTGGTTGGTTGCTTTGTGGCGGGTTGTGGTGTTTCTTTTGATTCAGATTGCTTCGAGAATAAATTTCTTCAAAAGTGCGTTCCCGTGCGCTTTATATTTTGCGACAAAATCTTTTGGCGTTGGCACGGCGACTTTTTGCCACGCAATTTTTGACCTTGGGAGCGTGAATGTTTTTCCCGCTGTCGCGAGCCACGCTGGCAGTTGCGTTCCTTCTGAAACGGCGACGAATTTCCCGCCACTTTTCCCGTGAAAAACGCGTGCGCCTTCGAGTGTTCCCATCGCTCCGATTTTCACGCCGTGCTTGGTTTGCTTTAAAGAAAACGCTTCGATTGGAATTTGATTTCCGCCGAGCCAGAGCTTCGACCGCCGTTTGCCTTGAATAAGTGCACGCCGCCGCTTCGTCATCACGCTCGGTTTTGTTGAAAAATCCTTTGCCATTTCTACTCGCAATTCTTTTTGCAAACGGCGAATGGCGACGCGCACGGCGGTTCGTGTGCTTTTTTCTAAATCGTTCTCCCGACGAATTTCTGGCATTTTAATTCCTTTTCCGTGCTGCGAGCATTCGCGACAGCGGTGAGTTTTTTTTGGCGACGGGCGCGGCGGGGCGTTGTGTGTCTGGTGGTGGCTGTGGCGATTCTGTCGATTTAATCGTTTCTGCCGATTGGTTCGATTCTGTCGCCTTAATCGTTTGAAGCGTTTGGAATGCTTGTTTCCTCCGCAGTCCTTCAATTTGCCAGTTTACGGGCTCCAGTCGCAACGCGGCAAATGCGTAAACTCGGCAGTCCAAGGCTTCGTTTCGTGTGTCTGAGCTGCGCTTTGTCCAGAGAGCAACGGCGTTTCCGCCTTTGTAAAACGTTTTTTTGTATTCGCTGCAAAGCTGGTCAAAATATTCTGGCGGTCGGTCGTGCGGAAAATGGCACGTTCCCGCTCCGCGTTCAAAATTGAGCCTTCCTACGACAACATCTTTAATGCGTTGCGTACCTAAAACAATAAACTTCACGCCACGGGAACGCCGTTCACCGATTTTCCGCCGCTGAACCGCTCCGACAATTGGCGCGTCCGCTTGGTTTGAACCTTTAATCGCGAAAAAATATTCCCAGCGATGCGCCGCACAAAACCGGTAAACGTCTTGCGTGTTCGCTCCGCCCGAGTCGATAAATTTCACGCGAGCGACGATATTTCCTCCCCATTCGTGGCGATAAGTTTTCCGCGTCCACGCAAGAAACGCATCCCACGGCGAACCTTCCGCGCCTTCGGGAATAGCCGGGTCTCCGTAAAAAACGCGATAATCTAACGACCAGCTTTCCTCGCCTGCGCCCCACGCAACGCATTCCGCTTCGATGCGGTCGGGTTGCGTGTCCGCCCCGATTGTCAGAACCAACGCTCGCGATGGCACGTCAAACGTGTCGCCGCCGATGCGTTCCCGCTTCAAATAAAGCGCATTTGCGTCCGTCGCCGTTTCGATTTCATCCCATGGCTCGCCCAAAACCGTATTCGTCCAAACTTGCATTTTGAGCGGATCGCCCTTCGCCACAGCGTAGCTTTTAACGATTTCTGACAATCCCGCCGCCGAAAATGGCGACAAAATCTGGTTGATATGGAAGCCCGCGACGCCATTGAACGGCGCAGTCGACTTCCAGCAAGCCCGCGCGTCCGCGACGGCTTCGTTTTTTTCTTTGTTCGTGTGCAACGCGCCGCAATGCGGGCATTTAAGCCGAGCCGTCTCCGGGATTGGCTCGCGCGTCGTCTTGTCCACGTCAAAAAAAATGTCTGGGAACAGCGGTGAAAACAGTTCTCCACAGCTTTTACACGGGATAAAATAACGCCGACGGTCGCTCGCGTTCCATTCTTTTAAAATGTTGGATTCGCCTTTCGTGGTCGGCGTTGAACCGATGAAAATTTTTCGATTCCAAAACGTCGTCGTGCGCTTTTTAACTAATTCGAGCGGCGAGCCTTCTTTGCCCGCGCTGGCAGCGATGCGGTCGTATTCGTCCAAGATTCCAAACGCAACGGGATTCGACGCCAAGTTGTCCGGCGAGTTTGCGCCGACTGCAAAATAATCTCCGCCCATAAACCTTTTTGCCAAAATGGTGTTGCCAGAATCTCTCGATTTTGCGGGCGCGATTTTTCCCGCAAAACATGCGTCCGCAATCGCGGGCATCAACCGTTTTAAAGAAAATTTCCGCGCTGCTTCTTGTTTCGGGTGCACGTGTAAAATCGAGCCGAGTCCGTAAAAAATCGTGTAAAGAATGACATTCACCGTCGCTTCAGTGAAGCCTACTTGCGCAGATTTTATGACAGCAACTTCTTCAATGCTGTTGTCCGCAAACGCGTCCATTATTTCGCGTAAATAAGGCGTAAATGCGGTTGTCCATTTCGCGCCCCTTAACGCAGAATCGTCTGGCAAAGTGCGATATTTATCCGCCCATTCCGAAACACTCAGCCTCCGTTCCGGACGAAACGCCTCGCGCACAGCATCAATAAATCCCGCCAGATTTTCGTCGAGTATTTCTTTTTTCGTTTTCGTCATTTCAAAACCACCGTTGACCAGCCCGTGCCTTCGTTGATGATTTCCAAAACGCGGAACGTCGCCACGGGCGCACCAAGCTTGCGCGTTTCCTCAGAGTCTAAAATTTCCACAGCGTCGCCGCGAGCAACGCCGTCGATTTCAGAAAGTGGGCACGACAAGCGCGGCTGGACGGCAACGACGCGGGCATTTCCGAGCTCGCCAGTCATTTCCGCTCGGTCAAAAATCGCCCGCGTTTCAAAGCTCGTTCCCGCTACGAGCGTCCAGCGCACTGGGACGCCAAAGTCTGCGAGAAATATCGAAAAATTTTCTTCAAACATTTTTGTTCACTCCGATGCCTTCTTTGAAAATAAATGTTTCTTCTTCGTGCACGTTCGCGCCGAGAATCGCATCGTGAGAAAAAGAAACGCGCACTACGACCGTCGCGCTCGCATTGTTCGCGCCGCCAGCGTTGTCGCCTCCGTAAGAAATAACATCGACAAACGCACCTTCGACGCGCGGTGCAGAAACATTCGCGCCGAAACGCTCGCCTAACGAAAGCGCAGAAAGCAACGTCGTCGCGTTTTCAAACGCAGAAACTAAGCCTTGCGCATCGTCTAAATTGTCGCCGACGAAAAACACATCCCAGTCGAGCGTTGCGGAAAATTGCTCCGTCGCGATGTCGTCGGCTTGCGTGATTTGCGACAGTCCGAAATTTATCGTTCCCGCAGTCGGCGCGTCGTCAAATCGTTCGTAATACGCAACGGCGGTCGCGTCGGGGAAAAGCTCTTTGAGCCTCGCGGAAATTTTTTCGTGTAGCTCGCGAATGTCGGTTTGTTTTGTGTTCGGATATTGCATTTTTAAAACCTGTTTTCTTGTTTAAATCGGGGGCGTTGTCGGTGAACCGTTGTTGCCGTTGCCGTGTGTGTGCACGTTGAGAATTTTTCCAAAGCCGTCGGTGATGGTGCCTCCGCCAGTGATGTTCCCGCCGACGGTCAATTCGCCCGTGATTTGCGTCGCGTCTGCGTCAATTTTGACGCTTGGAGCCGTCAGCGTTGCCGACGTTCCCGCGCTCGCGTCGATGGTCTCACTTGCCGTGAGTTTCGCCGTTTTGCAGTCGCCGATGATTGCGTCCGCTCTCAGTTGCGCCGTCGAGCCTTCGGGAAGCGTTCCCGTTAACGTGTGGCTTGCTGTGTCGTAAGACAAAACCGCGCCGTCAGAAAAAGTCTGCGAATGAAGAGTTGCCGACGCGCTCGGCGCAGGGGTTTTGTCCGAATAAAGCCCGCGCAAAATCACGCCAGAGCAAAACTCGTTTCTCAATAAAACTAAAACCACCTCGCCAGCCGTTGGCGCAGACCACGCCACGCGCTCCGTGCAAACCGCTGGCACCAGCCACGGAAGCAAAGGCGTGCGCACTCCGTCCGCAATTTCCACGCGGGCACGCGCCGTTTCCAAGTCCACCTCGGCAACGCGCCCAATCGTGATTTTCTGCGAGTCGGCACGTTCCAGCGCGGCGATTCTATTTGCTAAACTAATTAAAATGTTTTTCATCTTTTAAATGCTTGCTGTTTTAATGGCTAAAAGAAAAACTCGTTCACGTCATGGATTTCTTTGATGAAAAAAAGGTTGGACAAGCTTTGCTGTATATTGCGACGCGCGTCGGTGCGCCTGTGTCTAAACTCGTTGCGCTGAAATTGCTGTTTCTCGCAGACCGCTATCATTTGCGGAAATACGCCCGCGCCATTTCTGGCGACGATTATTTCGCGATGCGCCTCGGTCCCGTTGCGTCGAAAACAAAAACGCTCATTGAACGCCTCGCAAAAAGTCCAGCAAAAGACGGTCTCGCCGTGTCCGTCGTGCATCGCGGTCGAAAAAAATACGAAACGCTTTCTGTCAGCGGGCAAATGAAACAGCCGTTTCGTGCGCTGAGCGAGACGGACAAAGAGGCTCTCGACGTCGCTCTGAATCTGCGCATGCTTCATGAAGACCTTGTCGAATTTTCGCATTGTTTCCCTGAATGGAAACGTTGTGCGCTCGGTCTTGAAACAAAGTCGCGCGTTAAAATGAAACTCGTAGACTTTTTCCTTCCTGCGCCGCCAAGCGTGGAATACTGCGATGTCTCGGCTGATGATGTCGCACTCTCCCGCGAAGTTTTCATCGAAGACATGGCAATTTAGGACCATGCGCGGAGACGTTTTTAAAATCACACTAAACGTTGTCGCGAGTGTTCGCGTTCCTGATGAAGTAAAAGACATTTTGCGCAGAAAAGGTTAGTTTTTTAGAATGAAAATTTCTCGGAAAGAATTGGCGTCATTGGCAGGCAAGCGCGTCGCGTTCGTGACCAACGGGAAAGCGAACTACCGAATCCGTGTCGAGGCCGACAAAGACCGCGCCGATGTTTGCGTGCGCGTCGTCGGTCGCTCGCCCAACGTTCCCGCAGATTCTGGTCTGAAAGAGTTTGAATGGAACGTCGTCGGTCTTGGCGGGAGTAAACGCGTGGACAGCGTGATTAAATTCGTCGATGACAATGAAGATTTCTCTGTTTGCTTCGTTGTTCATGGAAGTCCTTGGATAAATCCTGACGCGCGGGAACGTTAACGCGACGGCTCGGAAACGCTCATTTGCAATCCCGCCGCAGACAGCGTAAAAGAGACTTTACCGACTTGAAATTCGCCCGCTTCTAATTCTGGCGTCAATCCCGTTCCCGTGATTTTTACAAGGCGGTCAGCAGAAACGTTTAAATTCGCCTCGCCAGAAAAAGAAACCGTTTTTGCCGCACGTTTTAGCTTTGCAAGCTCTGTTTCTGCGGCGGCTTGCGCTTCCGCTTCGCTTGAAAATTCTTTGTCTAATTCTTTCGCTGGCGTTCCCGTTCCCGCCGTCGCGTAATACGTTTTTGCGTCCGCGTCGTGAAATTTCGCTTTGACGCTTTTAAACTGCTTCGAGCGGTCAACCGTAAACGTCGCGGCGGTAAGCGTTTTCGCGTCGATTTCTACGGCTTCAAAGGCGGTTTTCGCTTCGTTGCGCGTGTAGAAAAAAAGCGTGTCATCTGCGGCTTTGACCGTCGCGTCCGTTTGTTCTGCAATGCGGGCAAGAAAATCGCCGTGCGTTTCATTGTTTTCGACCAAACAGGTTTGTGGAATCGTTTTTGACGCAAGCTCCGACGATATTTTTGCAGAATATCCGCATTCGTTGGCGATTTCTGCGAGCGCGTCGGCAAGCGTCGTTTCAGCACTCCATTCTTTCGTCACTTTCGTTTTAAAAAGCTCCTTGGTCGCGGCGTTGGTTGAGCCTGCGCCTTTCGCTAATGCGGCGCAATTGAGTTTGACCGTGCGCGGAGCTAATTGCGTCGTTATTTTATTCGCGTAAAATTTCCGAAAATCTCGCAACGCTTCGCCGGCGAAACCTAAATGAAGCTCGATAATGTTTTCCGGAAATGGCGGGTCAAACTTGCCGTCCGCATTCGAAAGCGTGATTTCGAGCGTGTCCGAAGTCCAGCCAGCTTCGTCCGTTATCGTTAACGAAATAAGCCGCTTCCGCCATTCTTCGGAAACGTCGTCGCCGTCGAGAATAAGCTTAAATGTCGGCTTTTTCATTTTTTCGACTAATTCAATTCAGTTAGTTTCGTCGAGTGAAGTATTCGGAGCGGCTCCGGGCGCATTGAAGGCGGGATTTATTCCGAGAGCCTTCATTTCCTCGTTTTCTTCTGCGATTTCTGCCCATTCGCTCCACGGGTCGCCTCCGAGGTCTCGGATAATTCGCGAGCGCGATTTTATTTTCATATTTAAAGCTTTTTCTGCCGCCGTCATATCGTTAACGGGGTCAATCCACGTCCAACGCCGCCCGACAAATTTCACCGCCGAAAACTTTTCTTGCCGCGTCGGTGGCACTGGTGCTCCCGCGCCCGTGCGGATTTTTCCCGCCGTCAGCGAAAATTCCAGCCACGCTCGGTAAATCGGGCGTATCATTTGCGTGATAAATTCTCCCTGCAAGGCTTCCCACGCCGTGCGCTCGTTGATGAGCCCTTGCCGTATCGATGAGAAATTCACATTCGTCAAATCGCTCGCAAGGTTGTTATACGAAACGCCTAAGCCACTCGCGATGCGCCGCAAAATCGCCCGCTGAAACGCTTCGTAGGCAGAATCTGGATAATCAATTCCAGACTGAATAAATTCTTTGTTCCCAATGTCTAAAAGCATTCCCGCCTCGCTGCGATGTTCTTCAAAACCTTCTGGTGGCGGTTCGTCTGAATTAGAAACAAGTCCAAGCGTATTGCTCGCGATGTTCGCACGCGCCAGCATCGACCGGTCGAGCATGTTTGCCCTGTGCAAGTCTGACAGCACTGGCGAAAGTGGCGAAAGCCCGCGCGTTTGACCGGGAAATTCTTTCAGATAAAAATGCACGACATCTTTCGCGCTCACGCGGTCGTAGTCTCCAAACGTGAACGAACAATTTTCCACCTTCGACAAATTTTTGCGGAAATAATACGCCACGGGTCGCCCGAACTCGTTCATTTCTATGCCGTGCTTTATCACGTTTCCATTACGTAATTCCTCGTTTTGTCCGACATAAAGCCGACGCGGGTCTATGTTTTGCAACGCGAATCCATACTCCGAAAAACCTTTCCCGCGTCGAATGATAAATATCGCTTCGCCATAAACGCACCAGCTCATCACCGCCAGTCGCGAGAATTGCGCAAGGCTTTCCCGTCCGCTCACCGAGCAATTTTCTGGCAAAGACCAGTTTTCCCATGCGTCAAAAACCGCCGTATTCGCGGCTTTGTCGGGAATGCCGTCAGCGTCGGTGATTTGCGGCTGCAATGTGAAACCGTGCTCGCCAGCGATGTTGTCGCGAGCCATATTCGCGAACGCACGCGCGTGCGCTCCCGATAAAACCTCCGATTGCGCTCTCGCCGAAACTGTTTCCCAGTTGCGAGTAATCACGCGGTCAATCGGATCGTGCGCCGTTGACCAGCTATCAGATAGCCGTCCTGTGTCCGCTGCGTCCAATATCGAACGCGCTTGCGGCGCACCTTGCGGGCGCGGGAACGCACGCGGCGCAGGTGTTTCTGGCGAAGACGTCGCGCTTTTTTTTGAAAAGAGGTTGAGCGGATTCATTTTTTTACAGCCCAAAATAAACGTTGCAACGCTTCCCATTCGCCGTCGCGACCTGCTTTTTGAAGTAATCAAGTAGCGAAATCAGCTCCGAAACCGAATAACGGTCAATGCGCCGATTGTTTATCTGGTAGCTTTTGACCGACGGGTCGGCAGAGCCAGCCAGTGCGGATTCGATTTTGCGAATAATCTCGCGTGCGCGTGTAATGCTTTCGCTTTCTTCCGTCGAGTCCGACGCAATCGAACGGTTTCTAAATTGATTCGGTGTTAGCATTGTTTTTTCTCGCGCAAGTTTAAAACACTTCGCGAAAAAAAACGGTCGGACTAACGTCACATTTTAACAACGCACGGGCAGGTTAAATCGCTGCCGCCGTTGCCGTGGCGTAATCGCCCGCAAGTATTTCTGAAATGCGTTGCGCAAGCGCGTTGGCATCTTCGCCCGGCTGCTGAACAATTGTAAAGTTTTGCGTCGAATTGTCGGTGATGACGTTCCCGCTGGCGATTTTTCCCGTTCGCGCTGGCGAGAGTTCCCGCGCCTGTTGCACAGCCGCGACAGGCGCGGTTATCGCGTCTAATTTTATCGCGGGCGCGGCGGCTATCGGCATTTCACTCAACGCCGTCGATTGCTCCGATTTAATTGAGATAGTCGAATCCCCAATTCCAAAAAATCCTGCGACGTCCGCCACTGCGCCGAGCACACTTTTAAACGCCGCCCGCACCTTTTCAAAGATTTTCAAAACGCCTTCAAATGCCCATCGCGCACCTTTGGCCACTGCCGAGAAAACCGCCAGCACGCCCGTTCTAAAAGTGTCGCAATTCTTCCAGCACCAAACAATCGCCGCAACTAACGCGGTGATTGCTGCAATGACCAGCCCGATCGGGTTCGCCGTTAACGCCACATTGAGCAGCCATTGTGCCGCCGCTGCTGCCTTTGTGACCGCAGACCACGCGAGCGTTGCCGTTTTTGCGATGCCCATCGCGGCGACATGCGCGAGCGTTCCCGCACGCATGACATTTAAAACACTGTTAAAAATTCCCGCCATCACGCTCGCTGCCTTGCACGCAAGTGCCCACGCGTTTATCACGGCCGCCGACGC